TGAACTGATGATAAAATATTTTATTTTTTGAAATTGAGTAGTAAAAAATCTTTATTTTCTTCGTCCGAAGGATTTGCGATAGTCGTTCCAGTAGGATTGTTCCTTTGCTTTTTCGCGTTGTTGTCTTTTTATCGCGCTCTTGAGTTTTCTTCTTCGTTTGGCTGTAGGTTTTTCATAAAATTCTAGCTCTCGAACTCTGTCCTTGATACCAGCTGTTTCACACTTTTTTCTAAAAATGCGTAGTCCTTTTTCAAAAGACATATTCTTCGTTGTAATACTAGGCATTAATCTCCCTGTCTTTTACTCGATTGAATGTCCACCCACGCTTTCGTAAGTAGTCAATCTGCGAACGAATGGAACTGCCTGTTCTATCTAGTTGTGAAGCGATAATGCTCATAGGTAAAGAGTTATAATTCTCTTTTAAATACTGTCGTTCTTTGTCTGTCCATCTTTTACTCATTTATATATTATACAAAATTTTTCACCATGTGTCAAGAACTATTTTTAGGACTGTTGAAAAAACCTCTTGACAGGAGGTTATAAATTTAGTATAATATACAAATGGAAAATTTAATAACAAACATTGATTTGGCATTTTTAATCATATTATTTGGCTGTAGTTATTCTGCTTACATTATTGGTAAGAAAGAAGGCATAGGAGCTACTTTAGATTATATGCGCGAGCAGGGCAAGATAGATTTCGAAGATTAGAAAAATAATTCTTGACATTTAGCCCAAATTTTAGTATAATATAGATATGTAGGTGGAGTGGTTTCACCTACATTTTAACGCGTCTATACCGAGAGGATAGACAATTAATTACCGAAAGGAATTAGGAGAAAAATATGAGTATTGATTTAAGTAAATTTTGGCTTGGTATGGATATGCCCAGTATGCCGTCTTACACGGACACAGGTTATCCAAGATATAATGTAATCGAATGGAAAGGGAACTATCGTATAGAAGTTGCCGTGCCAGGTTGGAAGAAAGAAGAACTGGAGATAATTGCCGATGGCGAGGAACTCCATATCGCAGGGAAAAAAGAACATAAACTAACTGAGGGCGAACAATTCGTTCATCAGGGCTTAAGTCTTAAATCTTTTGATAGAAGGTTTATTCTCAATCCAGACTTACAAGTAGAGAAAGTTAATCTACAAGACGGGTTACTAACGATCGCTCTGTCTAGAACTCCCAATTCCAAGAGGAAAATCTTGGAGATTGAATAGTGAAATATGTTGAGTATTTTAGACAGGAAATATGCGATGGAGAGTTTTGTGATGCAGTAATGACTATATTACTGTTGAGTTTTGCGGGTAGCATTATAGTTACATGCATTGGCTCTCTAACATAGACTTGTCGTTTTGTGAGTGCCTCCGTCAAAAGAGGCACTTTTTTATAGGAAATAATATGAAATTAAACATGAAAACAAGCAATGAGGGTGTATCTCTCATACAAAAATTTGAAGGCTGTGAAATAGAAGCCTACCAATGTTCAGCAGGTGTCTGGACTATTGGCTATGGACATACAAAAGATGTCGTAGAAGGAATGAAGATAACAGTAGAAGAGGCAGAACAAATGTTAGTTGATGAACTACATGAGTATGAAAGTTATATCAATAAGCATGTAACTGTCGCTCTCTCCCAAAACCAGTTTGATGCCCTAGTATCATGGGTATACAACCTCGGTCCAGCAAACCTAACAGCATCTACAATGCTTAAAGTTCTAAATGCAGGGCAGTATGAAGACGTGCCTGCACAAATGCAAAGATGGAACAAAGCAAAGGGAAAAGTCTTAGAAGGACTAACTCGTAGACGAAAAGCAGAGGCGTGTCTATTCAAAGGCACTTCATGGTTTGAAATTTAAAATCACACCAGAACTTTTAAAGTTAGCAGGGCAACATGCAGCTGAGAGAGGTATCACTCTAGAAGAATATATAGATGAATTTATAGGAATATTATATGAAGAACAAGCTAAAGGAAATGTGGCTATGGATAGTGAGTCTATTCAGTCCGCGCTATCGCTTAACAGTAAGTTATAATTCTACTTATGGCGATGCAGATGACCAGACTTTTATAGTTAAACAATTTTATTGGAAGCGAGAAAAGTATATTTCTTTCAAAGATGAAAACAATGATACAGTAGAAATTAGAGGCGCACAAGGTCTAAATTATAGGATAGAAAAAATATGAATCAATTTTTAGCAGGTTTAATATTAGTATTAGCACTAGGCAGTTGGTGGCTTTATAGTGAAAATCAAACACTAAAAGCAAACAATATTAAACTAGAGTATGCAGTAGAAGAACAAAAACAAACAATAAACACAATTAAAGAGTCGTATGAAAAACAAGGCGCAGCTCTTATGAATATGACAAAAACAAATGCTTTGATAGAACAAGAAAAAGCAGAATACTTAGCAATCTTTTCAAGACATAATTTAGATGTTTTAGCTCTAAAAAAGCCAGGCATGATAGAATTACGAATGAACAATGCAAGTGAAAAAGTTATGGAGGGCATAGAAGATGATACTGAAAAATTATTCAATCTTGACAATCCTAGCACTGACTAGTAGTTGTTCTTTACTTCCTACTAAGCAAGTAGAGATTATGAGTAAACCAGTAGAGATAGAAATATTACAACCCACTTTGCCACGTCCTGTTGAGCTTACTGCACCGAAATGGCATGTTGTAAGCCAAGCTCGTATTACAAACCCATGTGTAAAGGTAGAGGGAAAAAGACCTAAGTCTTGTGCGCTAGAAGATAGGGAGAACCCTGACTGGCCTGAAGGCTATACTTACTATGATAAGTTCCTAGATGAAATGAAAGAACAAAATAATGGGGAAATTTTATTTGTTGCTACTACTATTGGAGACTATAAAGTTATGGCAGAGGATATGCAAGAGTTAAAAAGATACATTAATCAGTTAGGAGAAGTAGTTATTTACTACAAAGAGGTAACAAGTAGTGATAAAGTGGATAAAGAGTCTAATTGAACTAAGAAGTTTTCATAAAGACTCTCGTTGGTTTGAGAAAAATGCAGCTGCCCAAGTAAGATTTGAAGAAAACGAGGATTGGTTAGAAGAATTAGAGGATAGAATAATAGAATTAGAAGAAATACTTCATGAGCCTTCCCCTCGCAGTATAGAAAAAAGGATTAAAAAGTTAGAAGGAATGGCACATCCAAAGTGCGGTATTGAAGGGTTTGACGGCTATCACCCTTTAGTAGAAAGACTAAGTAAGTTAGAAGAAATGATAGTACCAAAATTAGAGGATAATAATGATAGATAGTGAAAAACTTATAGAAGTGTTAAAAGAAGGAATAGTCGAAATAAAATTTAAAAGTTTAAAAAGTAATAAAACTCATCAAAGAGAATATACAACACATGAGAGTTTTATGAAAGCAGGTTTCAAGCAATCCGCATCTGACAAAATTATTTGTTATGATGTAGAGTTTGAAAAGCTAGAGGACATAGATGTATCTACTATAGAGAAGTATGTTCCTCTGCAAAGGCTGTCTTAAGACAGAATAGGAAAGGAAAATGTTAGAATTCATACAGTGGATTGTTGCATGGGTACAGCTTGTACCTTGGCTAGTAATGGGAGCATCTTTAATCGCAGCTCTCACACCTACACCAATAGATGATGGTTGGGTAAAGAAAATCTATAAAGTATTAGATTGGGTTGCCCTAAATATTGGGAAAGCAAAGGATAAATAATGGCAGAAGAAGCACGAGATAGTAGTAGAAATGAAGTAGAAATTGATTTAGATAAGTATATGGCTTTAATCGAGAAACTCGATGGAGCAGAAGATACTATCAAAGAAATGCAACTCGAGGCTGCAGAAGCCAAGAAAAGGTTAGCACCACCAAAAAGAAGATTTATGGATTTATTTTTAGACGATAATGATGTAAATGAAAAAGCTATAATAGGGTTTATTGCCTTCTTTATGCTTATAGTTTTTGCAGGGTGTGATTTGGTTACAGCATTTTGGGGCAAAGACTTAGTAATAAGTGATACAATATTTACTTCTTTAGTAGTAATTACATTAGGAGCATTTGGAATATCAGAGGCTGGAAGAGCCTTTGGTAAATAAAAAAATAATACTTGACATTTGGTTAGATTTTATATATAATATACTTTATGAATTTATTTTATTTAGACGAAGATTTAGACAAGTGTGCTCAATACCATGTAGACAAGCATATCGTAAAGATGCCTCTCGAGGCAGCACAGCTATTATGCACTGCTATATGGGTTGATGAAGTATTAGGTTTCACTCCTCGTGCGTTGAACGCCGAAGAACGAGAAGTCTTAAATTCAAAAAAGTCAGAAATCAAACACCTTCCTCTAGAAGAAAGACCTCTGACACCTTATCTGCCGATGATGTATAATCATCCATGCACGATTTGGACACGGTCTTCGCTAGATAACTTTGAGTGGGTTCATTGCTATGCTAATGCATTAAATGATGAATACCATTACCGGTATGGCAAATTACATAAGTCAGTAGAACAAGTGATAAACAAACTACCTGACCCAAAGAATATGCCACGCAACGGACTCACTCCATTTCTTATGGCAATGCCTGACGAACTCAAAGATGAAAATGATGTAGTTGGGTCATATCGCCTATATTACCACACAGATAAAGCAACATTTGCCAAGTGGTCTCACAGAGAAACACCAGACTGGTGGGACGAAGGACTTGCTTGGTATGATAAAAGGATAACAGCACAATGATAGACATACTTATAGGAATAGTAGGAGTAATAACACTTGCTTTTGCAGGATTCTTTGCTTTTATGTCAGCACATTTGGTTGAAGAAAAGAAACAAGGTAAAAGAATACCATTACCATGGGAGAAGAAATGAATACAGTAGTAATTTATAGTACACCAAATTGTAGTTATTGCACCATGGCTAAAGACTTAGCAACGCAAAGAGATTGTAATGTTGAGTATAAAGTCTTTGGAAAAGATTATGAAAAGGAAGAGTTGTTTGAAACATTCCCAGGAGCTAGAACATTTCCACAAATTATATTTAATGGAGAGAAAATTGGAGGATATAGTGCTTTAGTGTCACTACTTACCGATGAAGTTTAATGAAACTGAAGTACTAAACTGGGTACAAAATCACATATTATCAACCTATGATGCACATTATGGTAAGAATAAAATCCAAAC